CGATAAAAGATTTAGGCGGATTTTGGTCTTAAGACCAAGAATAAGATGTAATTGATCAAGCAATTCTGGTATCGAAACGAATCCACAGGGGATGTAATTTCGCTCGTAGACAAGTGTAAATACACTTTGGTATACCAAATGATATTTACTGGCTACGTTGACGAATCCTCCTAATTGGATCCCAGTTATTTCTCTCCCATTGAGGAAAACTCTTTTTGCGAATTCATACATATTAAAGGAAATATTAGATTTCGGTATCGAAATACCTACATCTAATTCCGACATCATTTGGAGGTAACGTTTTGCAACCTCATCATGCCATATTACTATGTCATCACCAAGAATCTGATAGAACATTTCGTTCAATTTCAGTTCTTTATGAATAACATATAAAAGGAAATGATGAGTAATTGTAAATGTACTCCAAGATGAATATGCTCCCATGGGTTGGCCAGCTGCATAAGAAACAAAAGTTTCTTTAGCTTCGGTTGATTCCCAAGGAACAAAGAATTCAAAAGAGGTTAATATCATTCTCCAACTAACTGCAATATCTTCACCGAACATATGATAAATCATACGTTCTTGAAGCTCCATCGGAAATCTATCCGTGGCGGCAGTTAAATCGAAAGAATAATATTTATGTCCTTCGGGGGGAAGAGGTAATACCGGATCTTGAGTAAACGTTCTATCCGTAGAAATTCGACTAAGAAAGTCAAAGTGAATCTCATGGATCTGTCTTAAATATTGTTGAGACCAGTAATCAAAAATTGCGATAATTCGCGCTTTTGCTTCTGGATCGTTAACAACAGACAGTTTTCGAATGTAACCTTTGATCGGTTTCGATCTGAATTGATCAAACCAGGAAGGTGTAGGAATTGGTTTGTGTTTAAACACATCTTTTTCCTTCAGATTTAAACTTCTGATTTTACTTACCATGGATTGATATTCAGTCCATTTTTGTTGAACTGCGTGATAAAATCTTACTCTAGATGGTGATAAAAGATCACCATACTCCTTAATAACCGCTTTAATATTAGTTCCCAATAAGATATTTTTCAAAATATCGGGCATTGATATTAGATCGAATAAGGCAGTCCGGGATGCCGATCCATTAGGACCAGCTTTTGGAGAAAACGCAAGTTTATCCCAATTAAACCAATAAGGTAACTTATA